CAGTCATTCCGCTTAATAGCTTGACATTCGCCGCAGTGCTGCGTTTGAATTCGAGAACGTTACTAAATCCAGCGCTGGATTGTTGCTGCCCCAATATAGCGATAGCGTCCTTGACATTTAAACTATCTGATCCGCCGTTCATTACCTGGCTTCTGGCTTGCTCTAACGATAGCGGATTTATGCTATTAACCGAACTCTTCAAAGCCGCAGAAACATCAGCCAATTTAGCAATGGTGTCGCTCACGTCTTTTATGCGCTTTTCGGATTCGATCACTGACAGATTGTACTTGTCAGTTAACTTTGTTTTTTCAGCGTCTATTGATTGCTGTAATCTGGCTAGAGCATTTGTGGCTTGATCGTTCAGATTAAACGCCTGCGATGCTTCAATGGTAGCATCAACTACACCGGCCAAAGCGTCTTTATATTGCCGAACAGCTAAGAACAAATCTTGATTTTCAAGCAGCAGCAGAGCCGTTTCATCACCAGCCAAAACTAACTGTTGAATCAGATCTTTAAATTGATCTTTGGTTATCTCAGCCGAGTATCCCAAACTGCGTAAGCCATCCTCAACAAACTTCATAGGGGCGGCCATACGTTCCGCTTCAGTCAAAAAGTTCGCGCTGAACTTGGAAGTTAACTCAAGCAAGCGATCTGTGCCGCCAGCAATCTCTACATAAGCTGATCTGGTTTCCATTCCCAAACCATACACCAACTTGTTAGCGTACTCAGCCGAAGCACCAAGATTGATAGCGCCCTGTTTCAGCGACATAAACTCATTGTTCAGCCGGGTAAATGTAGCGAATGAATCCTCCCCAACTTTCCGAAACTGATCAACAGCAGGAATAACATTCCTGGCTAAACTATTACCTATGCCGGTCAGCATTTCTGTGATAGCTTCTTCAGTTAGCTGCTTGCCCTTCTCTGATTTGATTTGTAGAGTCTGCGTAAAGGTATCGACCAAATCAGTGCTTAAGCCAAGATTTTCAGCGAATCCGTGCGCGGACGTGTAAAAGCTTTTGATAGCAGAATCAAATGTTTTTTGCTGATCGTCTGTTAGTTGTTCTGTAACAGACCTGTGTTTATTACCAACAAGCAATCCACCTTTTGCCCTGAATACATTAGTTAGATCACCATCAAATCCACCGGAGCTAACATTACCTTGTAATGATTGCTGCCTAAATTTCATGGGGCCGTGACCAAACAAACCAGCTAAGAATCCACCTATTACCGGGATCATCTCAGCTCCGCCTAGTGTTTTATTTCCACCGAACAATCGGCCTGCAATATCCACCGCTATTAGTGGCCCCGCAATTGCTGCCATTGACGCAGCCGATGCACCTAATCCAGCAGTAACACCCATACCAGAACCACCGAGAGCAGTGCCAGCGCCACCTATGAATGCAGTCCCTGCGCCACCAGCCGCACTGAATGCGCCAGCCCCTGCGCTGCCTAACATGCCCGTGCCAAACGAGCCAAGCGCACCCGGTAGCATTGACAATCCGCGCCCAAGTAATCCAGTTATTCCAGACATGCCGCCGCGAAACATTGACATCATGCTTGTTCCCATGCTTGCCAAATTAAACGCGCCTGCTATATTCCCAGCACTTCCAGCACCGCCGCCACCAACTCCAAACATTGAACTTAAGCCGATGCTTTGAGCGATCCGCAATGCTGCGAATTCTGAAGCAATACGACCAACCGCAATCGCCACATTCTTAACCATGCCATTTAAGCCATCGTCAAAGAAATTGAATATTGAGTTTGCTAATGTACTTTGAATGTTACGCCCGGCTTGCATCCATAACTGACTGACTTCATCCGTTGTTCGCTGCGTGCTTGCTGCTACCTGCTTATTGGTAACATTAAGTTTAGCCAGCGCACGATCATAAGTCTCAATTGTCAAGTAAGGTTTAAGCCGGTTTAATTCTTCCAGCTTCTGGTTATAAAGCTCTTGCTCAGTCGCTACCGATTGCGTTATATCACGCGCGCGCTTTGCCTCATCCTCATACTGTTTGAGTAGATAAAGCTGCGTATTAAAAACTTTGTTCTGTTTCTCTGTTGCACGTGTGGCAGTGGCTGCAACTGTAGGCAAGACCGTTTGAAAGTCTAACAGTGATTTTCTACCTGAATCAGCGCCATCAATAGCCTTGTCTCCATCAATAATAGACTTGACAAACTCAGCGTTACCTTTTGCAGTCTTGGCTATGTTATCGAAGTACTTGTCACCGGCCGCAATCGCGCCTTTGAAGTCAAGATTAATCAGAGCGAACAATTGCCGACCAACGCCATCAATCGCAAAGCCCAAAGACTTAAGCGCACCTGCAGCAGTAGCGACTGCTATCACGATACCTTTGAGCGCCATTCCTAGACCGCTACCAATCGAATTAAACAATTGAGCCGAGCCGCTAACTTTAGTAAACGCAGCACCTATGTCATTCAATGCCGGAAGCAATCCGGCGACAAAGTTATTCTTAGTGGCTGTGACATTGCCGCCAAGCATTACAAGGATATCGTTAAACCGATCGGAGTCTGTGGCTAGTTTCTGAGTGAATCCGGAAGCAGTACCATACGCTTCTATCTGCGCTTGCAGTGCTGCCTTGCCTTCGTTTAATAGCGGTATTAATTCCCGGCCTGACTTGCCGAATATTTCCTGAGCGAGAGAAGCTTTTTGTATGCCGTCACGCATGTTAGCGAAACGGTCAGCGACATCCAGAAGCACCTCGTTAGATGTTCTGAACTCGCCGTTTGATTGTTTTGATGCTATGCCCAAAGACTGCAGAGCCGTGGACCCTGCAACGATGTTTTTTGACATTATGCCAACAGCTTTGGATACTTGATCTAAGGATGATCCATTTAACGCCGCGACCTTCTCAAGCCCAGCAAGTTCCGTGATAGTTAGACCTGTGATCTTCTTCAGGTCGTTCATCTTATCGGCAGCGTCAACGACACCTTTAATCATGCCGGTAAAAAATGACACAGATAAACCAACACCGATCGCGCCAAGAGTTTTATTAATGCCTGCTACGGTACTGGCTACAGTGTTTTTAGCCGTAGCCATGTCTTTGGATAGCCGCGCTAAATCCGCAGCCATTTGGAATTCTAAGACCCCGACGATAGCCATTTCAACGCTCCCCTGACTTTATCTGCAACGGCTTTAGCATTTTGATCTGATAACTCCTCGGGTTCGTAAGGTGCGTTTGATTTCTTATCGTTATACTGCGACATATACTCACGCGATAGTTTGCGGATAAAATCAAATTCCCATGCTTCTAAATCTATGCCGCTTTGCCTACTCCATGACTCTATTTCTACGCTTGAAGCATTATCGAAACCAATGTCTCTTAAGTACCCTACGATGTACAGCCCGTCACATTCCGGCATATCTGCAACCATGCCATCCGATTCAAGCTGCTGTATTCTGCTAATTTCCTGCTTATCCGGTATGACCTGATACCAGGCCATTTGCCGGACGTAAACACTTAGTTCGTCGTAGAGCCTTTCGTAAAATTTGCCCAGTCACCCAAATACTCTGCAACCTGATCAGCGATAAAGCCTAGCGACACATCAGAATAAACGGCTTTGTACAATGCCTTTCCTTCAAGCTTGTCAATCTCAATACCTTCAAAACTATGCGTACAATCAGCCAAGTAATTGGCTTTTTCCTCAGCCATTCTTTCGGGCGTTTGATCTGCCTTGCCTTTCTTGCGTAACGTGTCAAGTGTGCGGTTACTGCGGTTCGCTTGCGCCCTTGCAAATTGCTTAGAGCCAGGACTATAAACTACAATCACGGCGCCCGGTATTAGTTCGCCTTCAGAGTCTCTAACTTCAATGCGCCCTGTTTGCTCAACTGCGTATTTTCTGATATCCATGTGTGGCCTTTTAGAGTGGTTTAAATCAATTGCCTGTACTCAAAGCCCCACCCACTCTAAATGGGCAGAACTCCGAGCCAGTGCCTTTTTACACAGTTCCGACGATGATAATGTCGTAAGTAACACCAGTACCGCTAGAACTGTTTGTAATCTGTAACAAGTCTGCTGTGGTAGCCGTCAATGCGTAACCAGTTGCGTTTGGCGCAACCACACAAAACATGCCGCCAGGTTTAACGCTGATAAAGTCAGCCACGTTTCCGAATATCGAAGCTATCCCGGCTGAAGCATCGCCACCAACTTGTACATCGTTGGTATTTGCAGCCGCAGCTTTAACGATGATCGCTTTGATAGCCGTAAATGCTATGGTTGTACCGAACGCATCAGTTAAAGCCGTTCCTGATAAGTCCAGATCCTCAGCAGCTGATGCCGCCAATGTTCTGGTATCAACGAAAACCATATTTGCTTGATTCGCGCCGGTTCCATTTGTAAAAGAATAGTTTGCGCCGGTCTTTATTGGATAAGTTACCTCTCCGATATCCAAACCCTTAACAAGATCCATTGCCACCGCTAAATTAATACTGCCTTGTGCTGTAGTTGCCATTATGCTAACACCTCAACTATGATTGTCCCGCCCGGTTGACCTGTAATTGCAAACGCGCATTCGATTTTAGGAATGTCATTAGCGCCGCCAGGTGTAACTGGCATACTTGTTATCATGCTCATGAAATAGAACTTATCACCGTTAGGCATTGTCACTAATGTGCTGTATGCGTTTTGTGAAGCCAGTGCTGTTTTAAGTAGAATCTGTCCAGCGTCATCGGTATCCTGTGCAATCGTGATACTCGGTGAACCGCCGTCTTTTGTACCTTTGAACTTTTGCAGAATACCTGTTTCCAGATCCGTAAAAGTTACAATTTCTTGAGTAGTTCCGAACGCACCAACATTCTCAACGCTTCCGATTTTCGTGTATGAAAGAGCAGCATATCCGGCCGCGTCATAAGTCGCAGGCACAGAAGCCGATATTTTTAATGTAGTGCCTAACGCTGTATTAACTGCCATGCTTAAGTACTCCTTTGATATTTCACCATAAAGTCAACCGACTGCATAAAAACACCTGTTTCCATGTCATAGAAATCAGGACCTACAAATTCTCTTGTAATGCTCTTACAGATCACAGTATCCTCAGTAAGCGAGATCCACTTCTCGACCGCTTTACATGCCTTCTGTGCTGTTCTCATGTATGATTTTTGATCCGGGTAATTCTTTGTAACGATTGTAACTTGAACCCTTTCTGATTCAATTTCCAGTGGTTCATCGTCTGATAGCGTCTGATGTTTATTACCACTGATCTGCATAACACCAATAGCCGGTAACGCTGTGCTTTGTGGCATAACACCAGCCATGACAGGGATGCTAACTTTAGCCATAAGTAACTTACGAATTATTGAAACTCCGCTCATTCGCCGATACTCAGATCAATGTCGCTTGTGTCTATACCGTGCTTAGTTTGCAGCCTGTTTCTGATGTAACTAGCAGCCGCCAAGATTGCATTATTACTTTGTGCGTCAACAGCAGGCCGCAAGAATGGTTGCGATCTTACCCCTGGATGATTAATTTCACCCTTGCCGCCATCACTCAGGCTGTGTGCGCGTGCGCCTGTAAGCTCGATAATGTGAGCGTAATAAACATCCGCCCCGGTCTTTCTTGACTTGCCTCCTGCGTACAGGCTGGCTGTAACTTTTCCTTCACGTTTTCTGATTCTTGCTGATATGCGTATGCTATCTCTCAGCGCGCCGGCATAAAGCTTATATTGTCTTTTGTTGTTCTCTGATGGTTCGCCCACCGGTGCATTTGATACAGCAGCGTCTTTAATTGGTTTTAATCCAGCACGTAAGGCCCCGCGCATAATGTTTGCTTCTAACTTAACAGGGAAAGCCTGCAAGTAAGCATTCAATTCTGCTAGACCTTTTACGCGGATTTCTGCCATTACTCGACCAAAATATAAAAAGTACCTGTTTTAACGTTTCCGCCCTGTGCAATTACTATTTTAACTCGATCATTAGCCAAAGCGATCTGATCTAATACAGCACTTCCACCAGCAGCGTATAATGCCGCGACTCCTGCCGTGCTATGCACTGCTTGACGTGGTGCTACTGTAACTGTGGCGTTAACGTCCGCCTGAGTCCATATAGTTTCGCCTGTGTTCTCTGCCGTGATCGTGAAATCAACACCGGCAGCGAAGTCTGTTTTAACGTATGCGATATGAACTATCTTGCCGCTAAATGATGCGCTGTAAGCAGTGGCAGAACCGTCTGCTATGGTTGTTACCGGTACTGTGAAACGTTGAATGTAACTCATACGCTATATTTCTCCACAACAAACTCGATTAAGTCTTTATGTCCTATTTCAGCCGGGCCGGAAACTATCTGGTAAAGCTTATCTTCGATTAACATTCGCATAGTGTTATCTATATCGGTTCTGTAAACCATTCTGATTCTTGATTGATCAGCACTAACCTCTAGTCCACTTAAAACCTTTTCTGATCTCGATGGCAACACGTCCATCTTTTCGCACCAAACTGTTGCAAGCGGTAACCATGTTATTTCTTCAGTCCCGTAATCAGTATTAACATTCACATACTTATACTGTATTTCACAAACCCGGTTAAGCTTGCCACTACGCATAAGTTAACGAAACCCTGTTATCCCATATCTGTGTAAAAGCTCCGCCATCAGCTTGCAGAGTGTCGCCTGTAGCTATCGTCTCGCGCATGATCGACCACGTTGCAGCACTGGTTGCGGTGCCTGGATCTGCCCATCCGTTATAAGCGTATGTTGCACCAACATCAGATTTAAATATTTGACGTTCGCTAATTGCGCCGCTGGGGTCGAGTACAAAAGCCATTACGTGTATCTCCTGATTGTGTCCAGCATGGCATTAACGCCAAGCGGTAAAGTCGTTGCGATTGTCCCCGTAATAAAGGACTCTCTGTTGTTATACATGCTGCCGATTATTAGGTGCATCGCAGTGGTTGCAGCACTTGGTACAGTGGCATACCCGACTGTGTATGTGATCTTAATCGGGTTGACATCATTTAAAGTTGTAGTAGGCCAGTTAGAGTCAGAATTTAAAACTAACCGCGCAGTCTCACTTACCAAATCAGCCGTATAGTCAGTAAAAGCAGTGCCGTTATAAGTCAGAGAAGCAACCGATATAACCTCAGACTCTGGTAATGTAATAACCCCATCATCAGGCCAATTATCTAAATACAACTCCCAAACCTGACTAACTAACCTTTTGCCCGTGTAATGCTCGACATATTCGCGAGCCGCTGTTATGAGTCGACTGATTAAGTCATCCTCATAATCATAAGCGTCTGCGTCTGCGTCTGTTACTGCTAGGCGTAGATTTTTTTTCGCTTGCCTCAGGCTTATCGGTTCCGTTGCCGGAGCTGTCTTCAGTTTGCTTATCAATTACCAACTCCGCCCAATGTTTGCCTAAAAATACCCCGGCCAAATCCTCGCACATGTTGTATTCAACGCCAGCGGTAAAGTCTTTGATGTGAAATCCATCCTCTGACCCGCGCTGGCTTGATAACATCCTAACTTTAAGCGTCATATCCCTGCAATTCAATTAAGAATTTACCGGCAGTATAAGCCGCAGCCGTTCCAGCCTCACCGCCGCAAAGATACAGATAAGCATTAGCAGCCGGGACAGCCGATAAACCCTTAGTCAACCCAAGAGTCCACGCGCCAGCCGCAGTTACTAAAGCCGTCTCAGCCAGTGTTCCGATACCCGCATCAAATACGCCTGTTGCTTCAGTCGCTGAGTATAAATCCACGTCATCCGCGCCACCTGCCGGAACTTCAAGACAAGTCATTGTGCCGGACAACACAGTGCCATTTCTAGCCGCCGTGATCTGTCCAAAGTAAGCCGCGCTCGAGCCGGTTCCGATAATATCCAGGTCAGTGGTAGACGATGCTAGACCGGTTAAGTCAATCAGGAATCGTGTGGTTATGATGCCACCAACTTGAAACACGCTTGACTTAATAACAGTCCCAGTTCCGCCCGAGAAACCAGCCCCAGGCGTGCCATTTGTGAAAGCGGTAATATCTAAAGCGGCAGAGCCGCTAAAGACCATGCTTTCGTTACCCTGTGGGAAGTTTATAGGCATGATTAATCTAAGCCTACTTTGGTATTAACTACAGTCGAGCCTTGTGTTACAGGCATGTTTGTTGGGTTAAACTGTATCGCCAAGATAGAATCGAAAGGCGCGTCAGCAGTCACATGAAAGATTTGTGCTTCAATGTAACGGCTGTTGACTTCTTGAAATTCAAGCAATACGCATTTATCGTCGTAAGTTGCGGCGGTCGCAGTTCCTGTGGGGAAATCTGTGAGCAAAGTCATTGCGCCAGTGTCGTTAGTATCACCAACGGCAGCTTTTAACGATACGACTGAGGTGTCCAGAACGTTGCCCATTTCAGCAATGAACATTACGCTCTTGTATCCCTGCATATCAAGGATGGTTGCTTTTGTTGGTGTAGCACTTGCAGAACCAGCGCCGCCAGCATGAATCCGTACAACGTTACAATTTTTAAGTAATCCGGCCATTTTCAATACCCCTTAAGATACAGCGATTTTCAGTTTACGGATAGCTTCTGGCAATACAACAGCAGAGCCTGAGCGCTTACGTGCTCGGAATACGACCAAGCCATTGTCAGCCTCAGTCATAAAATCAGCCTGGAAGCTTATGCCGATACGATCAACAATCTTGTAAGCGCGTCTGATATCGCCATAGATCACTGGGTATGTATTAGCCGCTATGTCTGGCATGTCAGGAAGTTCAACGTAAGATACGCCGTTGATGGTGTTTGGTGCTGCGTTAGCAATACCTGGCACCCAAAGATATCCGCCCATGCCATCCTTAAGCTTACGAACTTTGCTCAATGTCAAGCGATTCATTCCCAAGATTGCATTAGCTGCGTAACCGGTTTTAATGCCGTATATGAGGTCAAGCAAGCCGTCAGCAGTGATAGCAGTTGCATCGCCTGATGCCGTGTAGCTAACGTCAGCATTGGTCAAGATACCCTCGCCTTGATTAGCTGCGTTAATGCCTGAGATATACTCGATTCCTTCTTTAACTGCGAACTGTTCAGCAGCATCTTCGCGCAATTCTGCAATCATGTCGTAGCCAGCATCCTCAAGCATTTGCTGGGAAATGGCTATACGTGCGTACATTTCAGGCGCTTTGATCTCAATCATCCCGTAGGTAGGATCACCGGTATTCGTGCGGGTTTGAGTCTCACCGATACGAGCAGCAGAACCGCTAGTAAGTCTCTTAGGTTGCTTCAGGCTATCGCCGCCAATTGTGCGTACTGTAGCAAGCGAGCGAATTGGGGTTGTTTCGATGATTTTTTTGATAATCATCGTTTCCATTTCAGGAGGAGCCAGCAAGTAACCAGCACTAATATCATCAGCCTTAACCAATGAGTTAGTGTATTTGTTGATCACTTCCAGATCATTACGGTCACGCTCATGAGCAGGACGGCGCATTACGCGGTCAAACGCATAGGCTACTTTCTTGTGATCTTCAGCAGCAACACCAGAACCAGGACGATTGATTACTTCTTCAATGCGGTCTAATTGTTCTTGTTGTGCTTTGGCTTGCGCTTCTTGAAGTGTTAATTTTTGATTTACTGCCTCATGCGCGTCTAAGACTGTAGAAATCTTAGCTATCTTTGCTTCAAGGTCAGAGCTGTGTTGTTTTAGGTTTGCGTCGTTCGCTTCTTTAAATTGATTGAACGCCTGCATTACGACTTCTGTTGGATCTGCCATTACCAATTTCTCCGGTTAAGTCTTGTAAAAATACAGCTAATTTCTCGGCTGCTTCTTGTCGACCATCACCGTCACGGTAATCGAAATCTGTTTGTTGCGTTAAAGCTATGATTCTTTTTGCTTGCGTCTGTGAAAAGCCTTCAACATCACGTAGAACTCTTTCCAACTCTCGCACATGCGGAATATTGCACAATTCATTAAGTATGTCAACTGGTGTATGCAGAAAAGAATTAAATATATTTGATCGTGCATAATTCTCTCTTCGTTTTGCCGGTATAACACTATCAGCAAAGCCAGCATCAACAGCCGCCTGCCCTTTAAACCAAGTCTCAGCGGATACCCAGTCAGTTAACTGCTTAGTATTTTTGCCTGTTCTTGCTGCGTATATGTCGATAATGCCAGATTCAAGACTATCTAATACATCCGCTTCTTTTCTCATTGAGTCAGCATCGCCCATCGCCATCGACCACGGCTTATGCACCATGATATGCGATCCTTCAGTAATGCGGATCTCATCGCCTGCCATGGCTATAACGGAAGCAATTGAAGCCGCTACACCATCAATGGTAACTGTAACTTTAGCTTTATGCTGACTGAGAGTATTATAAATCGCCTGACCCTCAAACACCGAACCTCCTCCTGAGTTTAATCTGACGTTAAGATTACCCACGTCAAGAGCTACAACCTCACGCGCAAAGTCGTTTGCTGATAAGCCGTCCATCCACCCACCGATATCGCCATAAATAAATACGTCCGCGACCTCGTTAGATAGGCGGTTCACTCTCCACATTCCCGCCAAAGCTTTGCGATCCTGGCTCAACATAGTATTCATTTCCGCCCTCATATGGGTTCATATCTTCAAGTTGTAAAATCTGGTTTGGATTGAATGCCTTCATTCGGTACATCTTGTCGTAAAAGTTTGATCTAGTTTCTGATGTTCCGCGCATGAGTGCATTCGCATTGAATTTAGAATAAAAACCGCCCATGCGATCTTGCTCAGATAACAAATTACAATCAATACTTTGCTCTAGTCTTGTATACCAGGGCATTAATGTGTGCGTAACATGTGCCAAAAACATCTGTTCTGCACTTGCATAAGTTGCTGCCTTGTCTGCCTGCCCAATCATGATTGGCATAACGCGAAACGCCCTGCATATTTCTTCAATCTGGAATCGCCTGTTCTCGATAGTTTGAGCATCAGCGCCAGTCATGGTGACAGGGTGAAATGTTGCTTCACGATCCACAACGAACGGACGGAAACGATTTGCGCCGCCGATAGATTTTTCAATCCATGCTGTCAAATCTTTCGCTTGAGTCTGGCTAAGATTGCCTTTAACTGAGTAAATGCCGCTTGTCTGCACGCCTGAAGCATGTAAAGAGTTTTGAGATTCTTCAATATTTATAGCTAGCCCAATCGCTTCACGCGCATACTTTATTGCTTGCATTCCCTCGTAAGTGTTCCACGTAGGGCCGCGCACATGCCATATTAACTCAGCGGGAAAGTTTTTTTGTTCGCCATTGGCTGAAACATCATAGGATAACTTTCTAGTCTTGTCGTCTACTTTAATCGTTACCGTGTTTGGCTCGAACGGTATTAATGACTTTATCTGACCGCGCACACGATTTTTAAACGCAAAGAAGTTACCAAGCAAGGCCGCCTGGAATATCATGTTTTCGCGGAATTCAAATGACGTTTGCCATTCGTTTGGCTTTAAGTACAGCAGATTGTATAGCGGATGATCTGAAGCAGGGTTTTTATTCTCACCCTCAGATTTGTAAATCTTTAAAGGAACTTGTGCGATGCCGTCAGAGATAACACGCAAGCAATCGAATACGGTAGTTACACCAAGCGCTTTTTTATCTGTTACATTTACGCTTCCTGAAGAAACGCCGATAAACGATGCCAGCGGATTGTCAGCAGATATTAAATTCTGTGGTTTGTCTAAAAAGGCGGGTGTCTTGCTCAAAGCTGCTTGTGCCACCATCCACCACTTCGGCAGATATGGTTGTCAATGCTTCGAGTACGGGGATTAAATCGTTGCTG